ACGCTAACACCGAAAACATTATCGTCCCCGTAGGTTGTAACGACTACATGGAGTTTGAACGAAAACACCTCTCTGGCTGGATTCAGCACTCGATAGGCGTATCTCAAATATAGCGCGTTCACAATGGAGTTGACAATGACCGTCAGATTGTGCCCCGACGGATTTGTACCGAGGAATTCAAACAAATCACCGTTGACGTTGCATAGCGAAAACGCAATATCCTCGCCAATGCACATTACCGTTAGAAGTCGACGCTCGTTCACTCCTGCCGCGCGCAGAATTTCAACAATCGCGGTGAAACACTCCAGAATGAATTCGGCCAGCATCTCTTTGTCAAAGAATGCATAATCACCGGCAACCATTTGGAGAACCCCGAATCGTGTCAAATGAGCACGCAGCTCACCCCAAGCCTTGCTCTGTGCTGGTAGGCCCACCGAACACTCGAACAAATTGCGATTCCTCTGAACCAGTCGCACGAAAGTTAGCAAGTGCTTACGCACCACTATACCCCACGCGATGGGTCCGCCCATAAACAAACGGGTTTTCTTGGCCTGTATCTTCCTGAAGGGGGTTGCTTCGTCTTTCAAACTTCCCACAAAAATCGGATTGGCTCTCCTACCTTCTGCGTAGGCAGCCTCAACCTTGGCCACTTCTGCCCACACTTCTGGACCAAAATCAATACCCTCTGGGTAATCAACGTCAGGTGCCTCAATCAAGAATTCCTTTTTTGTCTTGCACCAGGGAAAACCCATCGACGTGTTGTTATTGATCTTGTCAATATACTTCACCTCTGGCAGACCATTCACTGCTGCTCGGTTACTCAACTCCACAAGTTCACTAAGGTCCCGCTTGCTAAGGCCAGCCAAACAATCGGCCACATAAGCCTTGGAGCACTCCCTCAGGATGCGCCGATCAAACAAAGATCGCGGCCTCGTCATGGCAATCAGGTTATTCTTCCATGGTTCCCAACCTGCCATCGCAGGTGGACCATACTCAACCTCTCTACCATAATGTTTGAGGAAGATCGATTGTAGTGGAGTCGCACAGACTTTACTCTTCGGCTTGGGCCTAAACCCAACGAATGAACCATAAGTCCTAACGATCCCGCCCTCGACATATCTCACCATGCTGCGGTGATGCAATGAACCAAGCGTATGCTTCCTACTAGCAACTTCCATGGTTGGCATAAAACCCGCTTGAACGATCGGGCGTTTACTGATGGCCTCGTGTTGTAGAAGATCCTGGATCTCTCGCTTCCGCACACGTAATACACCGGCACGGCTGCCACGTCCAATGACGTGTAGACCCAAGATGTACGGACCCTTCCCAGTACATACGACACTCAAAGCTCCGCATTCTCCAATCATGGTTTCCTCACTGCACGTGCCCAAAAACACATCACAGGATTTACCCAACTCCTCGATCGGCATCTGCGGCACGAATGCGAGATTGTAAATGTGGCGTTTGTTCACACTAGAACCATCATCACTTCTCAACAATTGCACGCAGCTCGTCGGCATATGGTCTGTGTCTGGCCAATACTTAAGCACATCGCGGAATGGGGGCACGCACTCAACATCGAAAATACACAAATCCGTTTTATCAGACCGCGCAATCATCGTTCTGTGTAGTTCGAATGACATGTTACCGCCAACACCAGAGGTGTTGTTCGAGTTGATGACGGTGATTGTAAACCAATCAACCCCATCTCTGAAGGCGTGAGCGTTGGTCATGCATTTNTGCCCCGTGAGCATGACGCCACGGATTACTCGCTTGTAGCCATCACCTCGTCCGCGAACGTGTAGCAGCACACAATTCTTCTGTAGCAACATTCTCACACCATCGGCATCCATATTAGCCAAACTCGTTGACGCAATAGGCATATCGAAAGTGGTGAGCTCAACTGTCGGATTGTACCAAACATTTGATGTGGCTTCTTTCTCAAACTGGTCACTCTCAGCACTCTGCACAGCACATTCTTCCACCTCATGGGCTTCTGATTGTTTACTGCGGGATCTACTGAAATTCATGCACAAGCACAGCGCGACGCTAAGCGCGCTCAACACTGAGACCACCTTAGCCACTTGGCGGTTCTCTGGTTCAAAAATCGATCTCAGTAGCGACGACTGCGTCGCTTCCGACTCCGATGAATTTGCAAGCTTCATGACAAGTTGCCTTCCAAATTTCCAACGCGATACGTTCG